CCGAGCTTGGACTCCGAGGTGCGGCCCTTGTTGCCGTAGTTCTCGCGGGTGACGACGATCTTGGTGGGGACTGCGGCGAGCGCGTTGACGTCGCCGGTGATGTTCTCCCAGGCACCGGTCCGCTTGACGCGGATGATCTTCTCGTGTGCGAGGGCGAGGGTGCCTTCGGTCTGGACGGTGGTGTCGTACAAGGTTGAATCGGCCACGTGGGTCTCCTAAACGTGTGATGGCTGAGGCCCGTGTGGGCCGTGGTCTGGCGGGGTCGCCAGTAGGCGCCACCGGGTGGTGACGCTGGAATGTGGGGGTATTAGGCGAGCGGGCGGCGCCCAGTGAAGTGGTACGTGGCCGATACGGCGCAGCGCCCGGACGAGTCAGCCGATAGCGTGAGCGACGAGAACAGCTCGCACCACGCGACATTCATCCCGGGCGGCACGTTCTGCTTCTGGTCCATCGCGGCTTCGATCAGCGCGGCGAAGTTCTCCGCGGCGATCCTCGACCCCTTGACCCGGGACATGATCTGCACGCGGTACAGCATGTTCGCGCGTCCGGAAGCGATCGGCTGCAGCCACGAGAGCACGATGGCGTTGTCGTTCGTCGTCGGCATTTCCGGCCCATTGGTGTAGATGCCACGGTCGGTCGATGCGTAGTTACTGGTGGAGTACACGCCGACGCCCTGGTCTGCGAGGTGCTGGGCAAGGGCCCGGCGGAAGATGATCGGGTAAGCGTCAGGATCCGCCACGGTTCACCTCCGTCTCAACGATCTTGCGCAGCTCGTCGGCGTTCTGCAGGGCAGGGTCCGAGAGGTAGTGCGACTTGCGGCCGTTCTGAAAATTCGAGTTGCCCTTGTAGTGGCGTCCGAGGTTGTCGACGAGTTCGCCGTCCTCGTGCCACCGGGCCGCGTAGCTGGTGGAGTAAGTGACAAGGCTCTCGTCGCCGAGGGCCTTCGCGGGTACGACATCGCCCGACGCGACGAGAGTGCCGCCGCCGCCCGAGTCGAGCGGGGCCTCAGCAGCAGACAGCGCGAGCAACCGTTCAGCGGCGAGGTTCTGCCCCTTGACAGCAGCGAGCAGCATGTTCGCGACCACTCCGTCCAGGTTGCTGGTGATGGTCACAGCTGCGCGGATCTGGCCTGCCATGGTGCCTCCTAGATCATTGTTGGTATGAAACCTCCGCGATGACTCGCGCGATGGTGGCCTGCGTGACGCCGAGGTCGCGCCCGAGTGCCGACATGGAAACGGTCCCCGTGGCGAACTCTGTCTTTATCCGTGCGACATCGGCGAGTGTGAGCTTCGCCATTACGTTGCGGGTGCCGCGAACGTCGCGGGCCTTAGAAACCATGTCGTCATGATTGGCCTTATGGCTACCGAGGAAGATATGCGCCGGGTTCATGCACGGAGGGTTGTCGCATCGGTGCAGGGCAAGCATCCCCTCCGGGATGAGTCCGAAGTAGGCCTCGTAGGAAACGCGATGCGCCACGACGATCTTCTGTTTCCCTACACAGCACCTTCCATACCCCGACTTCAATCGGGATCCGCGCCATTCCCAGCACTCGCCCAAATCTTCACGCCGAACCACGCAGTCCCACCCGACGCGCTCAAGCCGTTCGGCGAGCGTTGCGGTCGGGGATGCAGTACGAGCGCCGGGGGCGCCCGTTGAGCCATTGCGCCTGAGGCGGTTGTAGTGCATGGGGCAAAGGCCGCGGGACTCGCCTCTGGTCCTGTCACAGCCTTCGATTGAACAGGTACGATTGCTCATATCAACTCCTTACCGAGTTGGTCATGCCCCCGGACGTTGACGCGTCGCGGGGGTCTTTGCTGCCTACATTCTACCGGGTCAAATGTAGATTTCGACGTGGTTTGGGGTGCCCCGGTAATCGAAGAGGGCCGAGTTGAGCACTTCCATCTCGTGCTCGCGGGGAGTGCCGGCCCACACGGTGACGCGGGAGCGCGGCAGGGTGTCGTCGGCGACGAGCAGGACGACGAACGCGGTCGACGTGATCTCTTGCCCTGCGGTCGGTGAGGTTGAACGGCGGTCGACGACGAGGCGGGACTTCTGCTCCACGTACGCGGGCGCGGACACGGGGTCGGCCCAGGTCGTGCCCTCGGACCCTTCGCCGGTGAGCCGCACGATGCTGACCGTGTGCGGCAGGTGGCCCTTGCGCAGGCGAGCCATTACCGGTGCCAGACCGTCGAGCCGCGCAAGCCAACGTTGGCGAGGATCGCGATGGCACGAGCGCCGATGCGGGCCGCTATGGCCTCGTCAGCGCTTTGGGCCGATGAGGTGGTCCCCAAAGACACGGAACCGATCTTCACCGCGCCCTGCCCTGCCTCAGCCCCGGTCGGGTCGCCTGTGATCTCCCAGTGCTCGACGATCGCGCACGTAGCTTCGGTGAACGCTTCCGCCTCGTCGATGTCGGTGGGGTATCCATCGGCGTCGGTAGCGAAGATCGAGCGAGTGGTGAGCGATTCGACCTCGAGGGATGCAGCGCGCAGCCGCTTGAGCAGCTTCGCGTTGTCTCCGTCGAAGGCTTCCTCGGCGTGAGCGGTGTAATCCGTGGGGGTGGCGTAGACGCGCAGGGCCATGTCAGGCCCCCTTCCCGCGGGTGCGTCGCCGTGCGGGCGCCTGGCGTTCGACGTTCGCGGCGTCCGGGAGCTCGTCACTGGTGCCGTCGAGGTCAGCGGCGAGCGTCACGGGGAAGTCGTTTTCGAGGCCGGTGAAGCGGCCCCGGGGCAGCGGCTCCGTGACGCGATAGCCGTTCTGATGAAGAGCGCCGCGCAGGTTCGGTGCGTCGGTGAGATCGACCTCGGCCACACCGTCGATGAAGATGATGCCGAGAGTGTCGTGGTGCTTGCCAGCGGGGCGAGTCGGGTGAAAGACGTGAGCCATGGTGTGCCTCCGTGAGGGTTGGCCACCCTGCCCTGTACAGGCAGAGCAGGGTGGGGAATGTGGGTTACGGCTTGCCGTCGGCGAAGCTGAGTTGCTCGCGTGCGCTGGCACGCTTCCGGCCGGTGAGGTCGATGTGCTCCCTCATTTGGGCTTGTTTCGCCCGGACCTTCAGCGCAGCGCGCTTCTCATCCGCCGGTGTCCCAGCAACGGCCTCGCGCCGCTTGTACTTGCGAATGTCGCGCTCAATGGACCGCTGCTTCTCCCGGGCAGCCTCAGCCTGTGGGTCGTACTCTTGGCCTGCCTGGGGGATCGTGAGGCCCGGAAGGTATGCCACCTCTTTGTGGCGGCAGTTGTGCACTACAATGGAATCAGCGGTATACCAACCCCCGCCAGACTGCAGGTTGTACACATGCCCCGAGTAGCCGCGCCGTTCGATATTGACGATGCAATCCTCCGATACCAGGCCGGAGAGAGCATCCCGAAGATCGCGGCCACCATTGGAATCAGCGGAGATACCCTCCGTCGCCGGCTGCGGTCCAGAGGCTGCACGATCAAGTCGCCCGGCGTCGATCCGACTTGGCTGCCGGAAGCTATCCGCCTCTACCGATCCGAGGGCCTCCCTCAGGTGGAAGTCGCAGATCGAGTTGGCGTCAGCCCTCAGGTCGTCCAGTTCTGGATCAGCAAGGCCGGAGAGCAGATCACGGCCAGTGAGGCCATGCGCCGCCGCCTCGCCGCGGCGAGCCCCGCCGAGCGGCAGGACCTGAGTCGCGCCGCCCATGACGCCGTCCGTGGCATGAAGCGCACTCAGGATGACCTCAACAAACGAGCCTTCGGAAAGGAACGGGGCCAGTCCCACGCCACAGCCGAGGAACTCGCCCTCGGCCGCTCCATTGAAGCTCTCGGCCTCACCGTCCGCCCGCAGCAGTCGGTCAGCAAATACAACCTCGACCTGGGCGTGGGCGATACCGTCGCCGTGGAAATCTTCGGAGGATCCTGGCACGCTTCGGGTCGTCACATGGCGCGACTTCCGCAGCGTCTCGTAGACCTCGCCGATGGGGGTTTCAACACCCTCATGATCTGGTCCGCCCGGCAATGGATGCTCGACATTCCCGCGATAGCTCAGGAGATCCTGACCTTCCACGAGCGCACCCGCGTCGACCCATCCTTCCGTCGTCAATATCGGATGGTTTGGGGTGACGGTGACTTCGTGTCCAGCGGATGTGTGGATGATGATGACCTCTCCCTCAAACCAACGCGAATCAGCCGCAGCGATGCCGGTCGGGGCTGACACCGGCACGAATCCCGGGAAGCAGTTGGGGTGATGAAGGCCAGCGGCACGAGCAGCGTCGAGCGTCGCGTGGATCTGCACCGTGACTATCTCGTCGCTCGTCGCATGCTGCAGCTGCACCGTCCCCGTCGTCCCATCCGTGGAGAGGATCTTGCCGACCCACGGCGCACACAGTGAGCACGAGTCACCGGCACCGACCGGGGTGACGAGGTTCACGCCGACCTGCTGCATCCGCCACACGCCCGCATCGTTGAACGCCCGGTTCACTGCGGTGCGCCCGGCCATTTCGGCGTACGAGCCGATGCGCCAGTTCCGGTCAGCTTTATCCACGAACCCGGTGATGCCCTGCCCGAGGAACCGTTGAACGGCCAACTGCTGCGAGGCGAGGTTCGTGGACGCGCCGAGGATCGTGTTCGAGGCGGTGAAGCTGATGACGCGTTGGAAAGCGTCCTGCGGGTAGCGGGCGATGCGCAGCGCCATCGTTTCGAGGCGCGAGGTGAGGTCGAGGGTCAGCATCGTCGCGGCCTGCGATGAGGTGCCCGTCAACGTTGTCGTCTGGGGGAGGCGCGCGGCCATGCCGAGCCGGTCAGCGGCCGCAGCCTCGCCGTGCTTCCACGCCGTCGTGATCACATCGAGTGCGGCCTCACGGCTACCGAGCTTCCCCGACATCTCCGTGGCCAGGTACTGCAGCTCCCGCAGCGACTGTGCGCGGGTGGCTTGCAGCTCGGCGAGCGCACGGTTGCGGGCAATGGCCCGGTCGAAGAGGTCGGTCATGTGCGGCGTCATCGTCGTCTGTCGGACGATCTCCTGCAGCTCGAGGTCGCGGTACGCGCGCACGGCGACGGCGCGAATGAGAGCGTCCTCAGCGTCGGCGTACCGGGCGGCGAGGTTCACGCCCAACTCTTCGATCAAATCCCAGGCTGGAAGTCCAGCAGAGTCGGGGATGTATTTAGCCATGGGATGCATTCACCCCCAGTGAACTAAGTCAGTCGAGCCGCGATTCTTTCCTGCAGCCGCCGTCGAGTGCGGATTAGTTCCCGTGCGGCATCGCACGTGCGGCACCGTCGGGTGCCTTGCTTCGTGAAGTAGGTGTTACCGGCATCGAACGGATGGCCCTTGCCGCATTCCGTCATCCGGGCCAGTGGGTGCGTTCCGTGCTGTACCGCATCGAGAGCATTCTCAGAGCGAGTACCCCACCGAATATTCGACAAGCGATTGTCGAGTGAGTTGCCATTGTTGTGGCAGGATTCACGTCCATTACTGTCCCCAAGGAACGCCAGCGCCACAGCCCTGTGTATCCCGATGGTCCTGCCCTCAAGACCTACCTGCAGGTAGCCCTCTTTGTTCAGCAGCGTCTTGAGTATCCGACCCTTGATGTGGCGGACGCGCCTGCTGTGGCCGTTCCCGCCGAAGTCGATCGTTACGTGGTCGACGGACCGCATCCGGCCATCATTGCTCACCTCGTACCAGCTCTTGAGCCCAGGGATTTGACGCCATTCGATAGACTGCACAGCAGCCCTCCTATCAACTAGACCTTGATGGTTGGTTAGGCCCCGGCGAGTGTTGAAGCACTCGGTTTGGGGCCGCTCTCATTCTATCGGTTGCCGCCGGGCATCGACACTCATCGTCGCTGCCCGGTTGGCCTCCCTGCTACTGGATCAGACGCGCGGCGGCCAGGACCAATGGCCGGGCTTCGGTTCCTCGGAGAACGGCACGAGCTGATTGAAGAACATGCCCGTGGGGTTCAGCACGCAGAGGCCGGCGTAGGTCTCGGCCTCGTCGGCCAGATCGGGAGCGACATCGTCGTACACGCAGGTGATGATCGCGGCGCGCGGCTCGGGCAGGTACTCGCCGCCCGGTGTTCCGTACGAGCGGTAGTGGACGGTGCGGCCGATGCTCGGCGTCTGCACGAGCGCTCGCACATCCCGTTCGAATTCCTCCGAGTCGAGTTTGAGCTTGACGGTAATGCTTCCGATTGATGCGGCCATGATGCGTTCCTCCTGCAAGGGTTGTGAAGTGTACGGGGAGGCCGCGACGGTGTTCGCCGCGGCCTCAGGAGCGCTGGGCTACTTGCCGCGGCCCTTGGTGGTCTTCGCGGTGTCGTCCTCGATGTCGCGCGCGTCGGTTGCGACCTCGGTGGGTGCGGCAGTACCAGCGAGGTCTACGGCGGCCTTGGCTGCGGCCTCTACCTCAGCGGCGGCGATGCCTGCTGCTTCGAGTTCGGCGGCGGCCTTCTCTTCGTCGGTCGGTCCATCGGGTACGTCGGGTACGTCGGGTACGTCGACGCTCACCCAGCGTGCTAGGGCTTCGAGGTCTTCGCGGGGTTCGTCCGAGATGATGATCTGTTCGCCCGGTTCGAGCGACTGGTATGCGTGAGCCATGATGCTGTTCTCCTATTCGGGAGGGAAAGTTGAGGGGGGTGCGGGCGGCCGCGTGAACGACCGCCCGCGAGGGGGAGCTACGCGTTAGCGCCCTTGAGCAGCACGGCACGGTTTGCGTCGAGCAGCTTCGTACCGAACAGCATGTCGGCCGAGAGGACCGTCTGCTTCTTGTTGATGTCCCAGCCGTAGGAGATCCGGATGGACAGGCCCTTGTAGCTGACCACGGCGACCTGGCCGACGTTCGCGCCGGCGGGCATCTGCAGCGGGGCGGAACCGAAAGCGAACGCGGTCTTGTGGAACGCGAGGCCGATCTCGGTCGTGGGCTGGCCGATGGCCGGGGCGGCGGCAGGCTGGCCGACGTTGCCGGTCTGGAAGGCGTCGAACCCGAAGAGATTCTTACCGATCGAGCCTTCGCGCAGAGCCGCAGTCGAGCCGGACTTCTCCGCGTGCTTGATGATGTCGCTGTTCAGCCAGCGCGCCTTCGTGGTCGGGCCGACGACCGCGAACCGGTCCTGCAGCGGCACCGACGCGAGGTCGAGCTGACGCCCAGCCTCGATGAGGACCTCGGGCTTGTCCCACGTCTCGAGGTTCGCGTCCGCAGCGGCGCCGAACCCGGCGACCTGCGTCACGTTGTCGCGCATCTTGAGGAGCGACTGGTCGATGTCCTGGGCGATGGCCTCCATCATCGGGTTCAGCAGCTGAGTGCTGAAATCCTTGATGTTGAGGGTCATGTCCTCGTCGGTGACGCCAACGGACACGTCCGCGATGTCGCTGACGACGACGGGGATCGCGGTCTCGGTCGCGTCCTGCAGCGTGATGCCGTTCGCACGGACGAACCGGTTGGACGTGAACACGGCCGGCACGCGAATGTCGATCGTGTTGCCCTTGGCCTTGGTCGTGAACTGCGACGTGAGGTCAGTGTGCACGAGGCCGTGCATCGGGGTGGATTCGTACAGGGTAGCGAGCGCCTCTTCGGCGATCTCCTGCATGGTCAGAAACGTGTTAGCCATGGTGGTGGCCCTTCTGCGCTATTTGGAAGCGCGCTGGTCGCGAATCGCCTTGCGGCGGTCGTCGATTGAGAGCGGGCCCGGGGTGGGTGTGCCGCTGGGTGGTGCTCCTCCGCTGGACGGGGCCACCTGGACGCTCCGCAGTTTCGGGTTTGATGTGACCGACGTCTTGACGAGTTCGTCCACCAGGGAGCGGTACTCGGCATCGGTCGTGTCGATGGCCGCGAGCTTCGCCTGGAAGCTTGCGGAGTCTGTGAGGAGGTCGTAGTCAGCCCCGTGGGTGCCGACGACCTTGAGCAGGGCGTTGTCGAGGCGTGCAGCCTTGATGTCCGCGGCCTGCGTGGTGATGGTGGTGTCTTTCTCCTGGATCTTCGCGGAGAGAGTCTCGACGGTCGTCTCGTCATCCGCTTCGACGAGTCCGAGCTTCTGCCCGAACTCCTTGTAGATCGCCTCACTAGCGGCCTTCGCTGCGGTCTCGGCCTCGGTCTTGCCGTTGACTCGGGCGGCTGCAGCTTCCTCGCGGAGCTTCTTCACGTACGCGGCATCGAACGTCTCGACGGGCGGCGTGACCGGCTCAGCAGGCGGCGGCGTCGGCTTCGGGGTGACGGGCTCCACTGGGGCGACGGGTGCGACCGGTTCAACGGCCGGCACCGGGGGAGTGACGGGCTCGACCGGAGCCGCGCCGCCTTCCCCGTTGATGAAGCGGATACCCATCAGGGCGAGCTTCGACGGGCGGATCGGGCCGAACGTGTGATTGCGGATGAACATGGTGCTCCTTCGCGGCGCCTGGCCGCATTGGTGAACGCTCACCCCTGCGGTGAACGTGTAGAACGTGTAGAACGTGGGTTAGTCGGTGACCGTTGTCGGGTCGGCCTCGGGTTCCATCCCGTTCTCGGCCTTGATCAGCGCAGCCTCGGCCGCCGCTTCCGTAGCGTTGAGGTTCGGCTGTACGGCGCGCACGCCCGAGATGATCGAGCGAACCCGGGCGAGCATCTCCGCCTGCGTCGTCTGCGCCCGGATGAGTGGGTTCACCTGCGACACCTCGGCGAAGGTGATCTTCGGGAGCTCCTCGATCAGCGCGCCACCCTTGCCGGGGAACACGAGGCCGTCGATGGCCAGTGCGGTGCGGGCGAGGCGGGCGAGAGCAGGGCGGACGTACAGCGCCTTCTTGTCGCGGGTGCGCTCCGAGTCGGCCTTGTCGTCGGTGACCTCAGTGGCGGTCTTCGTACCGCCCTCGTGGATACCGAAGTGCGAGACGGAGTACCCGGCGCTCTGGGCGATCTCCCGCTTGAGCGCGACGATGGTGTCGAGGTGCTCCTGCACCCGGATTGCGAACTGGCTGATGGTGATCTGTCCGCCCTTGCCGTCGTCGACGAGCCCACCAAGCGGCGAGTACACCTGACGGTTCATGTCGAATGACGCGCCCTGCCCGCGGCCGTTGAGCTGCAGGTACGACTCGGGGACCGAGAGGCGGCCCATGCCGTTGTCGAAGTCGCGCATCAGCGACGACCACAGCGCATTGATGCGAGCGAACATCGGCTCGATGCCGAAGTAGTCCGACCGGCCAAGGTTCGCGAGGTCGCCCTTGCGGTCCCAGATCGGGTGCGGCAGCATGTTCGGCATGTGCTCGACGGTGAGGTACGGCACGCCCGTGGTCAGGACGATGTCCATCGTGTCGGCCATGGGCAGTGACTCGCCATCGACGACGGGCATCAGCTTGAGATAGTGCTCGGTCTCCGTGATCGTGTCGAGGGGGACCTGCCGGCCCTTCTCGCCCTTGTCGCCCTTCCACAGGCTGAAGGTGATCTGCCCGGGCGTGTGCCGCTCCATGAGGCGGTAGGTGTCATCCTTGCGCTGGTACTCCGACCACAACGTGACCGCGGACAGGGCACCGTGGCGCCACTCGGGGATGGCGCAGTCGGCGCGGTACGCACGAAACCAGACGTTGTCGCGGAAGCTCTTGTCCCACACCACCGCGAGGTACGTCCACCCGTGCGCGGCCTGATACTCACCAGCGCGCAGCAGTTCAGCATGCGCGGCATCCGACGACATGATGACGTCGAGGCGCTCCTGCGCCTGCACCCGCTCCGGTGTCGCATTCGCATCCGCGGTGTCGACAGAGTCAGGCAGGACAATGCTCGGCGCCTCAGCGAACAGCAGGTCCGCGGACAGCTGCGCGAGGTCACCGGCGACGGGGATCGACAGGGACGAACGGTTCTCGCCCACCGGCGTTCCGATGATGCCCTTGGATACGGCGCCGACGATGCCGCCGGAGTACGGCTGACCGTTGTGCATGTGCGTGGCTGGCTGGCCCTGCTGGTCAGGGATCGCGTTGACGTCGTTGGCGTACAGGGCATCGTAGATGAGCAGCTGCTTGAACGCCTCGTCGTACGGCGCCGGGGGGAAAGTGTCAGCCATGAGACCTCCAAGGGGTTATGAGCCCCGAAGGGATTAGGCGGCGTCGAGTTGGAACTGCCAGTTCGAGCGGGGTGTATAGATGCCGTAGCGGCCCGCGTCGAGGGAGTCGTCTTCGTCCTTCACGACTTCGTCTTCACCCTTGGCTGTCGCTTTCGGGTCCCACCGGTACTCGGTGATCTCCGCGTTCCAGCCCTTGCAGCGGTCGGTGACGAGCAGTTGGTTGTTGGACAGCAGTCGGGAGATCGCGCCGACGCCCTTGAGAACGTCGTTGTGCGCGGTCTGCAGGGACATCTCATCGAACTTCCGCAGCTCGGCAGAGAAGTGCGCGGCAGCCGGGTCGACGATTGTGTATTCCGGGGCGAACTCTGCTTCGTGCGGGGAGTGCTTCTCCCGAGTCCACGTGCGGTAGAGCACGGCTTGATCGGACGGGGCGAGTGTGGCGCCGTAGTGGTCCCGTGGGTCATAACGCCACTCATCCATGAGGACCAGGCGCGGCTTCTTCTCAGCGGTGATGCCGACACGAAGAGCAGCGGAGGCGTGCGAGACGGCGAAGTCGATGCCGTCCGAGAGGACCCGTGCGATGCGTGGCATCTTGTCGAACTCGATCACATGCCGTGCCGGGTCCCACATCGGGTACACAGCGCCGGCGGCGTTCGTCCACTGGCCGAGGATCATGCGGTCGTAGAACACACCCGAGAACGAGCGCTTCATGCGCGCTTCGTAGCCCTCGGGCAGCTTCGGGTTGTCGGCCATCGTGAGGTGGAAGTGGATGACGTCTTTCTCGTCGGCCTTGAGGATCCACTCTTTGCGCATCCAGTGGTTCATGGATGCGGGGTTCATGGTGGCGAGGATGCGGGCACCGTCGACGCGGAGCCGGGTGACGAGCATGTTCCAGAACGCCTCAGGCAGCAGTGTCGCTTCATCCACGAGGGCGAGCACAACAGTTTTTCCCTGAATCTTGGCGACGGACTCGGCGTTGTTCGCACCGATCAGTAGCACCTCGCGGCCAAGGATGACCGCCGACGTCGCACCCGGTGTGTACGCGACCTGGTTGCAGATCGTCGCACCGAAGATGTCCCGGTCCTGCAACAGTACGAAGATGTTGGCGTAGATCGTCGCCAGCGTCTTACCGACGACGATGATCAGGCCCTTGCGCGGCGCCATCCGAACAGCGATCAGGAACGCGATCACCTGCGCAACAGTCTTGCCCGCCGACACCGCACCGGACCAGAGTGAGATAGTCCGTTTGGCGCTGTCGACGATGGAGAGCAGCTGAGCCTTTGACACCTGACCGAGTAGACCCTCAAGCCCCATCGGCTGGTGTCTCGTCCTGAGCGCGCAACGCCTCCGCAGCAGCCGCGAATCCAGCTGCCAGAGTGTCCAGCGTGCCCACAGCTTCGTCGAGCCCGCCATTGTCCTTCTCGAGGATGCGCGTGGACTTATCGAACGCGATGCCCGCAGCGACCATGATTGTGCGCTGAGCATCCACAGGGGCGATATCGAGAACTGCCTCAGCGAAGGTGTTGTCCTTGCCGCCAAAGTTGTACACCTTGAACGGCTTGTTGATTGAGTCGAGCATGTCGTGCGTGACGGTCATCATCTTCTGCACGAGCAGGTGACGCGACTCCGCCAGGTCGACAGTGTGAGCACGGACAGCGAGCGACGTTCGCTCCCGATCAAACGAGAGCTTCGCCTTCGCCGCCCAGCGACTCACGGTCGCCGGCGAAACACCGAGCATCTTCGCTATCGCATTGCACGAGAGACCCTGATCGAACAGCTCCCGAGCCTTCGCGCCCTTTTCCGTGAGGAATGTTGCACGTGCCACAAGATCACCTCGATTGGAATGTTGGGCTGCACGGCGACGCCTGGACGCTGTGGGGATGCTTTGGGCATGCAAAAAGCCCCCACCGGTGAGGTGAGGGCTTCGGGGTGTTGCTGTGTTCGGTTACCGTTCGGCCCAGTTGAGGGCTGCGCCTTCGCGTTCCCATGTTCGGCCGGAGGTGCTGCCCGTCCATTCCTGAATCTGGGCGGTGGCGAAGTATCGGTCTGCACTGGTGCGGCGCTCAATGTCGTCGCGGGCGGCGTCGAACGTGTCGTAGATGCCGTGGACCATGGAACAGTCGTAGGACTCATCGGTGATGACGAGGAAGTGGGAGGGGTCCATGCGATGTCCTTACCGGTCGGGGTTTCGGAGAATTCCGCGTGTTTATGCGGTTCTTGCTTGTGGCGCGGAGTCAAACCCCCGTGTTTGGGGTAAGAATCACGCTGTCTACCGGGTGATGTGATCAGGGCAGGAGCTTCAGCCGGTACAGTCCGCTGACGATCTCTGCCGTGATGTCACCGACGGCATAGGCGAGGGGTTCGTTGTTGCCTAAAAAGATGCCGCGCGCTCTGCTTTCCCACCCAGGTACGTGATCCATGAAGAAGATCACGGCCGCTGCGTGAGTTGCTTCGTGCGCGATCGTGCGAGTAGTGATCTGCCCGGTCCACAGGCGAATGACGAGTACAGGGCCAGGGTCGGGGCTTGGCCACTCGAATCCTGCACGTGTCTGAACAGCCATGCCGCCGGCGACGTCCTGGCCGGGCTCCCATGTGCGGCCGCGTGCTTTCGCGTGGGCCTTCTGCATCTCAACCTTGTCGTCGTAGATGTGGACGTAGATCTGACGGCGGATGCCTGATCCATCATGCGAGGAGCGAGTCGCCACGCGGAATCGGGAGATCATGGGTTCCCGTCTACTCGATGGGGGTTCCGGCTGCCGCGCAGGATGACCAGCGACATAAAAGGGTTAGCGCCTTCAGGGGTCCTTCACTGCAATGCGGGACAGCGTTGACGCAGCGGCCGGAAAGGATGACCGCCCCAGGGAGTAGCTGGGGCGGGAGAATGTGGGGGCCGTATGCGTCTGCGGCGAACCAGCTCGTGTTTCGGCTCATGTCTGCGCCCGATCGGCCCTGTTGACCTACGCGCTCCGGTTTGATCGTCCGTGCTCTCGCTCGGGACGTGGGCTTTCCGTTGCCCTGCTCGTTATCTGCCGCCCCTGAGCTTGGGGTGAACGGGTGCGCCCTGTGGGAACACTGGCAAGTTTTGGGGGCGGGCGACCTTGTGAGTCGCCCACCAGCTCGTTTTTTCCTGCTCCCGCGGAGAGCTACACCGCTACGTCTGGGACTTCCCGGCCCCGGCAAGTGGTCCCCTGTGAGTCGTCGTCCGCCTGTTTTCATGGCTCAGCGCACGGCATCGAGTGGAGATTGCGCCTGCTGGCCTGCAGTTTGGTGAGCGGGTGTGGCTACTAGGGGTTGGAGTGTGTCCCACCGGGACACCTACGGGACATGCCTGGGTGTCCCGGTGGGACAGGTAAAGCCCCGGTCACATCCGCCAATCGGCGGGAAAGACAAGGGCTTTTTGAACAGTTGAGACAGCTATGCTGCTGTTACCGATTGTAACATCAAGTGAAACATTTACACCTATCGACAAGCAAACACGCCGGTTGGGTTTCGATCAGGTCCGTTTCTTGGGCGTCCTCCCGTCAAATGTGGCCCTCTCCGTCTCGGTGATGTCGGACCTGCGCACGAGCACGCGGTGGCTGCCCGGCGTGGTGAGCGTTCTCACGTACTCGGCTTGAATCCACCGCCAGATGGTTTGGCGGTGGCGCTTCGTGACTGCCGTGGCTTCCCTGATGCTCATCCAGGCTGCCGAGTCGGTCACGCTGCCCACCTCTTGGACGTGTGCGCGGCGAGGAATGCGCGTTCCGCTGCCACCCGCTCGGCCTTGACTCGCCGCTTCTCGATTGCCCTTACCGCGCGCGTCTCGGCAAGCTCAGCGGCTTTCCGCTCGCGAATGGCCGACGTGACCTTGTCGAGCTGCGAGGCTGCGAGGATCGCATACAGCGTGTCATCCACCACGAACCCGCAATCCAGCGTCGAGCACTCGATACTGATCGCGCCGTCGAAGTCGAGCGGCGGTTTCCATAGGAGAGTGAGCTGACGGCATTCCCAGCACCTCACGTTCTTCACCTGGTGTTCGACGTCCTCGAACGGGTGCTGCGCGAGTGCGTTCTGCATCAGGCGGAAGAAGCGAACGGCAGCCTCAGCGCCATCGCCCCGTGACACCCACTCGTCGGCGTCGATCAGGTCGAGGTAACGCTCGGTGATGGCGTCGACCTCGAACACGCTCGCATCGGACGGGAACCCTGGCGCCGGGTGGCCGAGGAGCATGATCAGCTCGTCGGCTGTGCGCCACGTATTCGGGATTGGCAGGATCCATGTCGCCGAGGTTCGGATGCCGTTCTTGTCGAGTTGCTGCGCCCGTTCGATTGAACATAGGTGGGTGATCATATCGAGGGCGATTTTCAGGGCCTCGCGCGTCTTCTCGAAGCACGAGTAGCAGAGGGCGCCGTGCTCGGCAGGCGCCGGCAAGCATCCCTTGCATTCGAGGTTCGACGGGTAGGAGCATTCGGCCTCTCGGTCGTACTGCCATTCCATGCCGTCGCAGTTGCTGGCGTGCTGGTCACGGATGACACACGATCTGATGTCTTCCATCGTCACGGTGACGCAGGGCAGGTAGCTCATTCGTGGTGCCCCCAGATATCGCGGATGATCACTGTTATGGCGATCACCGCAGCGACGATCACGATCGCCGTGTTGTTGTCCATGCTCATTCGTCTTCTCCGTTCGTTTGGATGTGGATCAGGGCCCGGCCCTCGGCGTCGGTGGCGCACGCGCCGTGTTCGCCGCACTCACTGCACGGCTCGTTCTGAAACGTTGCCGTTTCGTCGAGGTCGGTCGGCTCGGGGTTCCAGATGCCGAGGGGGTGCTGGGCGTCGGCGACGTCCTGCCAGAACTCGTCATCAGTGAGGGCGGCGCGGAGATCCCGTGTCGGGCACTCCACCCCGGCGATGCGCGGCGCCGGCGGCTGGGGCGCATGCTCAGCGGTCATCCTCGATACGCCTTGAGCTTGTGGCCCGCAGTGACCATGTGGCGCAGCACCTCAACCCGCATGAGTGCGCTGGCGAGCATCGGCGCGAATTGCCCGGTGTTGTCGTACAGCACCGGCTTTCCGTCGCCGCGCTTGACGACGTAATGCCATGTGCGGTGTTTGCCGCGCCCTGTTGACCAGACGCGCGCCCTCACCTTGCCCTCCGTGTCGTTCATCATTCGGTCTCCTGCTTTCTGACTGGGATCGTCCACAGTCGGGTGTACTTGCTGAATACGGGTTCGCCCAGGTCTTCGGGAGCGACACCGCGGGAATGGATCTCAGAGGCGACGCGCTCCATGCCCATCGCCTCGGCGTCGGCCGCCTTGATGCGGAACTCGACGGCGCCGCCGGGCTTCTTCGCGAGGTGCACGCGCTCATCCACGGGGCGCCCCAATGAGGATGGCGACCGCGGCGATGAGTGCGTGGGTCATGACTGCACCGCCTGAATGACTTCGCGCTTCGGGTATGTGCACGTCCCTGGCTTTGAGCAAGGTGCCCAGTCGAAAGTTGGGATCTTGCACTCGATCACTCTCTCCGTGCGCGGTGGCGTCCACCCTGCAGCAATCACCGCTTCAGCAATGTGCCGATCTAGCGGCCTCACCTCAGCGAGCCCAACAGAATGACACCCGCACTGCACCTCGACAGCCGTCGCGATTACTTGGGCCAGGGACTCGACGGGGTCGCTAGATTTGCGGGCAGTCAGCCATGCCATGAACTCCTGCTTGCCTACATTCGGCGACTTGTCGATAAGGATCTCTTTGAGCTTGTCCGAGACATCACTCATGACAACACCTCCACGGGGTAGCGGATCGAGGCGCTTTCGAACCGGCACGGCATCGGCGCGTCGTCGTCCTCGTGCGTGTATGAGGTCGCCCAGTAGTCGCCCTCTTCATCGCTGTAGATGATCCACGGACGGTGGGATGCGTCACGGATCTGCACGGATTCGCCATTATCCGCGGCCTTGTCAACGATCTGATCGAGGTCGTGAACTGTGCCAGTGGTCGGCGACTGGGACAACTTCACCAGCATCGCGTCAGTCAGCGGGGCCTCCGAGTCGTAGCACTCCCGAAAGAACGGGTGTCTGGCAATCCTGTCCCACGCTTCGATCCGCTCGTCGACTGGCTCGGGAGTAGTCGGCGACTCAGCGGCTTCGAGGGCTACGAGCATGCGCTGAAGCGTTACCTTCGCGACACGCGGAATGTCGAAGCTGGATTTTGGATCAGCCAATATCTTGGCGTTCTCGATCAGTTCCTTGTTGCTCATTTCTTTTCCTCCATCAGGCGGGCGACGCTGAATGCCAGCGTCGGATTCAGCTCTTGCAAACCGGTGGCAGCAGTCTCGGCTTCGGGTTTCGTATCCCATCCGCTCGCGTGCATCTTGAGCGCGGTCGTGCCTCTCGGCGACACCCAGACAGCCCGCTTCATCTCGGCACTCTTGACCTTGATCCCAAAGCTCATCGAATTGCTCATGATTCGTCCTCTCGTGCGCTGTCTGCGCTGGTGTGGGTTACTGCTACTGGTTGGGGTGTTGAGGGGGTACGGGGTGACTCAGGGGCCGCAGCGTACGGGTTCACGCGCAGGTGGTAGCCCGATCCTTCGAGGACATAGCCATCATCGATCAGTGCTTGCGCATAGCCCTTGTCCCATACCTCGGCATCATGTGCGGCCCGATCTGCGGCGACCTTCGCTCTCGCGGCCCGCACGACTCCGCCGAACATCACGCGCTCCTCGGCATCCATCGGCTCTGAGCCGCGCACGCTGATGATCTCGCCGTCAACCTCAACCGGTCGGCACTCGTCGGCGCTCACTCGCCCAGCCCCTCATTCATCGGGGTCGCCGCATAGACCTCGTTCTGCCGCTGCAGGTCGGCCGTGTGAGCGGCCGCCAGGGCGTCGGTGGCGTACGGGTTGTCGTGCGGGTGTTCAGCGGCATCGGGGTCGCTCGACAAACCACGCGCACAGAACGATTCGTCGTCCCTGCCCGCTTCGTAGCCCTCGGTCCACGCATCAGCCTTGACCTGAGCCAGGGCGTCGGTGGGCAACTGCGAGAGGATGCGCCGCGCCTCCGGGCCAATGTCGCCGGTGAGATTCTGCACCCGCTCGATTGCCGCATACGCTGCATCCCGCTCGGCCTCGATCCTCCGCACGTAGACCAGATCCTCGGCGGCCGTCAGCTTGAGTTGCGCTACTACGTCGGCATGCTCAGAATTCACCAAATCCTCAGCCGCCCTGAGATTTGCCACCTCCCGTTCAAGTCGCCCGCATTCTTCCTTGGCGACTTCCAACATTTCGCCTGCGTCATTTACGCCCATCTGACGCCTCCACGATCGTCGCGATGGTGTCGGTCGCCAAGAGGACAGGCGTGTCCGCGTAGGTGCGTTCACCGGTCGGCTTGCGCCACGTGACCTTGATAAACGCGTTCGCGTTGACAGTCCTCAGTAGGTCATTGAGGTTCACGTTGTAATCCGTGTCGTAGGTGCCGAAACGCTCATCAGGTTCAGTCATATCCTTGAACTCAATCTTGATTCTCATTGCTTCCCTGCTCTCCCTTGATCTCTGCCCGCTTATCGAGCCATGCCTGCGCGCGTTCGGTCCTTATCTGCTCAGCCCTACCCAGCGCCCACCGATCGGCCTGCGCCGCGAATGCGTGAGCGACTGCCCACACTTGCTCGGCGCGAACGGCATCTACTCGGCGCTTGGCGAGGATGAGTTCGGCTCGGTGTCGGAGTCGTTGTGCCTGCCTCGTGGTCCTGATGCGTCGGGTCACTGGGTGGCCTTCGCGATCTTGTCGAGAACGTAATCGCGGCTAATGTCAGCGTCGAAGTACGTGGCACCCTCAGCGCCCCAGAACGGGATCAGCCGGACCTCGTCGGCTATCTCTTCCAGCGCCTCCGCTTTCGCCGCGGCCACGTCCTCAGCCGAGAACACATCCCGCTCCAACGCATCCCCCACCGGCAGGCCAGCCTCACGCAACACCAGTTCGTATTGCGCCGCCCGCTTCGCCGCGATCGCATACAAGCCCCGCCAGCGAAACGGATCCACCGTGCCAGCCGCGAACCCCAGGCGAAACTCCGTCTCCGGGTTACACGCCCGACCATCGCCACGCTCAACCTTCCGCGCCGCCCATGCCTCATCTGACTTCTTCACTTCTCGCCCCTCGTTTCGGTCAATACGGTCTTCGTGTACGTGCGCTCGATAGTTGCGACCTCGGTCAGGTCGGTGAACACCTCGATGCTCGCGACCGTCAGACCGAACTCCCGCGCGTTGTTTCGCTGCTCCCACTGCTGCCGCTCGACGAACTCGCGCCGGTCCCGCGGGGTGAAGTAGTCGGGCCGATGCGGCTTTGACCGCAGCGTGATCTCGTGCCCGTTCGACAGGGTCACCTCCAACCGGATCACCTCACTGAAATCCCGCTTCGTGATTCGCTCAGTGCTCATTGCTCTGCCTCCTCTTTCGGTTCGTTCTTGCATCTGATGGCGCTCTTCCCAAACGGCGTCCGGCACGCCGAACAGATATGCTCCGGCGGTGAATCCCACGACCGGCCCGGCGTCGGCTGCGGCGCATTGAACGCGCCCTTGAGTGTCACGCTGCGAGGCCAAACAATGCGCCGAGCGACTCAGCAACGGCCGCGCCCAGGTCCCGCGAATTCGGCGGCGTCACGGCATTCCCTGATTGCTTCACCTGCTCCCGCTTCGTGCCGAGCAGCTTGTAATCACCGGCGAACCCCATGCCCCGCTTGATCTCGTCAGGCGTCAGCATGCGGAAGACACAGTCCTCAACATCGACGGACCCCGTCAGCAGCGAATACCTGTCGACGGTCGTCAGCGTGCGATGCGGGTCACTCGTCGGCGCCGGGATGCTCGTCCCGTAGTACGGCACCAAAAGCGACTGGTGCCCGGCCGTCGTGATCGTCCGAAACTCCTCGCTCGCTGGCGTCGTCATCTCGGCGCCGCCGGTGTTGTTCCGCATGACGAGCGCATGATGATTGCCGTTCGCCGCCACCGTGTCGATCGGGTGCCCGGCGCTCTTCGCGACTCCGTGGTTTCGCAGCGGAACAACAATCGCCGTCTCGTTTCGCGTGGACTGCGTGCGGATCGGATCCGATGCCAGCCCTGCCGACTTCCCTTCGCGGCCCTCGACAGGAATCAGCAGACCCTTCGTCTGAGCCGTCGTCTGCGTGTTCAACGGCGCATGACCGGACTGAACCGTACCCTCGCCGCGGATCCCATCAGTGATCAGCGGGTGCGGTGCCTTCACCCGCCAATACCTGTCTATGCCCTTCTCGATTCGCGTCATCGTCTTCGGGCTCAACGGCCGCTCCCGGTCACCGATGCGCACGCCCTCGATGTTCCAGTCGATCGCGGCAGATGCGGGCAGCCACCCCGGCTCGACAACAGCCGCGCACTGGCCACATCTGAAGACGTACTGGCTCTTATACCTGCCCCAGCGTTCAGCTTTCTTGAACGTCTGGACGGCCTTGATGATGCCGTGCGTCTCGCACAACGCTTCCGGCCGCGTCCACTTCTCAAGGTTCGGCTTCGTGTTGCCCTTCCGCCAGAACACCACGTACATGCGGTCCCGGGACTGCGGCGCCGGATCACCGAGCGCCTGCGCGTGCATCGAATTCACCCAGGCGATCTCGTGGTCGTAACCGAGCGACTCCATCGCCATCAGCCATGCAGGGAACTGCACCCACCGGTAAGCGTCGACGACGTTCTCGATGATGATCGCCTTGTACTGGTGATACTCGGCGAAGCGCGGCACGTCCCACATCGTCGCCCGGGATCGCACGGCCGCGGCATCGGGCAGCTTGTCGGCCATGCCTGGGAGCTGCGCCTGCATGTCGCGCTGGCGCTTGATGCCCTTGGCGACGGAGTGGTTTGTGCACTCGGGACTTGCCCACAGGATGTCCGTCGTGGGGAATCGGGACGGCTCGACCTGGGAGATGTCTGCGCTGTCATGGTCCGTGGTCGGGTGGTTGATCTGGTGCGAGTCGATCGCCATCTTCCAGTGATTCGCCGCGATGACAACGCGATACCCCGCCGCCACGAGGCCGGACGATGATCCGCCGGCCCCGCAGAAGAGGTCCGTGACTGTGAGGCCATTACTGATTACCGATGCCCCGCCGAACGTCGGCCGCGCCAAAGTTGTCGTGCTCATGATTGCCTTTCTGGGCATAAAAAATGGCCCCTACCGGACGGTGGGTGCCTTGGTGTTTCTGTGGTGCGAGGTACTAAACGGCTACGGGCTCCGCTCACCGTGCTTGAACGCGGCCGCGACGTAGACGTAGCAACCTCCTACGCTGGCGAGTGAGCGGGCTATGGCGGCGACGGTGGCGGGGGTCATGCGATCGCCTCTCCGAACAACGACACCTGCAACGGCTTCGTGATCCGCTTCATAATCAGCGGCAGATAGTCGGCCTCACGCTCGATGCCGATCACCTCGAACCCCTCGATCAGGCACGCCTCGAGAGTGGTTCCCGAACCGGCGAACGGTTCCAGCACGGTCCCGCCTGGTGGAGTCACGAGCCGGACCAGCCAGCGCATCAGATCCAGCGGCTTCACCGTCGGATGCTGCACACCATCAACGTTCGGGCGCTCGTTGCCGGGTGCCTTCGCCTCGTAGTGGAACGTCGGGAAGAACCGGGACGCGCCTCCTGAATCTGCGTAAGTGTCGCCGGCTACGATGTTGCGATCCTGGGCACCGTAGATTGTTCCGCCGCGTGTAGGTGCTCGTTCCGTGCGTGCCTTCATGAGGCCGCTCGTCAGGATGCCCGTCTGTGCGTCCAGCGATTCGGCCTGCGAGTCGTCCAGCAGAACGTTCGTCGGCCAGCGGCCCGCAGGCTCGACCTGCACTCCCGCGCCTAGCCCCTTGCCGAGAACGTTGTTATCGTCCCGCGCCACGGATGGGCGCACGAGCGCATCAGCTCCACTCACACGGCACCCGTCGATGTTCAGTGCCCCGGTGCCGTGCTCGATCACGTTCGCTGCGACCGTCTGCCCGAGTGGCTTGCGGCCAACTACGATCGGCTCGAAAGCTGGCTTGAGAGCGGTGCCCCAGCCTTCCCAGGTTGCGGCGTCGGGGGTTACTGCACCCCCGAGTCTTCTCCCCGAGTGGCCTAATCCGTATACGGTTCCATCGTCGCGTCGAGATGTCCCTTCGTCTAGGATGTCGCGCTCGAATATGGCCTCCTCCTCGGGGGTGACTCCAAGAGCACCCTTGACGATTGACCAATTTTTTTCACTCGGGACATGTCCGCCAGTGGTCCAGTCAGTGAATGACGCTGCCGACGCTATACCCTGCCCTTCGAGCCATTTTCCGTCAATCCCACGTTCGGCGACAAAGTGCAGCAACTTTGAGCGGACAAGCTCGCCGCGCTCCCGCGATTCGATCGCCTTCGAGACGTCCAGCGACTTCGGGAACCCGCTTCCATAGAGCCAAGCGATTGAGTCGCGGATCTCGAATCCTGCATCCTCGACCGCAACAGCCAACCGGTGCCATGTCCGCGAACCACCGAACGCCAAGATGTACCCGCCCGGCTTGAGCAACCGGAATGCCTCGATGGCGAAGTCAAGGCCGGGCGGCAGGTCATCCCACGCACGACCCATGAAACCTAGGCCATATGGAGGATCTGTGACGATGGCATGAACCGAGTTGTCAGGTAGCGACCGCATGACCTCGATGCAGTCGCCGTGATGGAGGGTTACGCCCTCGCCTTCGTAGTGCAGCGTCATCTCTCAGCCCTCATGGTGTGCCTTTCGTCTGCATCTTCTCTGCTTTCTTTCTGTCTTGATAGCGCTGACGTGACGCCTGCGTGCACGTCTTACAGCGCGTCGAGGTGCCACCCGCTGCACTGGCCCGCGTAGCCGTCTCAAGGTGGGTTGAATCGTGCCCATTCGCGCAGTAGCCCATCGGCCAATCCCGGCCATGAGTTCGGCGGGCATTCTCGTAGTTGGGCAGGAGCCGCAGGTGGTCGGGGTTTACGCATCGACGAACCTTGCAGATATGGTCGATCGTCATACCGAGCGGCACCTGGCCATTCACCGACACCCATGCCGCCCGGTGGCCCAGCACCACATGGCGGTCAGCGCGATCGCCTGGTTTATTCCACCCGATCTGCGAGTAGCCATGCGAGGCCACTGAGTAGCGACTGATCCAGCACCCATCGGGCTGAACGTCAACGTTGGTGACGGCCCTGAGTGCGACTCTTTCGGGAATGGGAACCGAGTTCCAGCGTTCCGGTTTACGGAAGTTTTCGACTGCACAGATAGAATCCATGAAGCCCTCCAATCGGTCGTAACGATTTGTTGGGTCAGTCCCCGTAGCGCGCTTCCAACACGCTGCGGGGACGTTCTAATTCTACCGGAAACACGTTCTAATTTCCAGCGAAAGTGCCGGTCAGAATGGGGTTTGGTCTGAGAACTCGCCCGGCTGATTCCACACATCTTGTCCGCCAGCAGCGGGCGGCGCGGATGCCACCGGCGCCGTCGCGGGCCATGGCTCGTCGTTGCCCTGCGCCGCCGGTGCGCCTCGACCGCCGGACTGCGCCCTGGTGACAGACGCTGTAGCCCATCGCAGGTCGGGCCCGATGGAGTCGATCTGCAACTCCATGCTCGATCGCTTTTCACCTTCCTTGGTTTCGTACTGGCGCTGCTTGAGAACGCCCGACGCGATCACTCGCGTGCCCTTCGTGAGGCTGCCCGCGATGTGCTCCGCGAACTCACGCCACGCGCTCGCCCGCATGAATACCGGGTCACCGTCTTTCATGGCGTTCGCCTGCTTGTCGAACACCTTCGGGGTGCTCGCGATGGTCAGGTTCACGACCGCGAGGCCGTTCTGAGTCCACCGAAGTTCCGGGTCTGCTGTGGTATTTCCGATGACTGTGATTTGGATTTCGCCGGCCATGTTCAGTTGCTCATTTCGTTGTTGATTGCGGTGGGCTTTGCGCCCAAGTACTGGCCGAGTTTGATCGGGTTGAATCCCGACCACGCTTCGTCATCGCCGGGGACGCCGAATGACACGACGACGACGGGCGCGGCCATGAGCCCGAGTTCCTTGGCTGCTGCGAGGTCCATCGGGTCTTCGAGGATGTCGACCTCAGCGAATT